GGGTAACACAGTTCAATATTAACACATTTAACTATTCAGTTAAAATGCCTTTAGTTAATGACAGAACTCTCGTGGAGAACTTCCTCCTAGCTTTCAATCATATGAAGTACTCAGTCTCTAGTAAGCCTTCGAGAACTTCATTGACTAATGACTTTCTCTTAGAGTCTATTCCAGAAGATGATTTCACCTTCATTAAAGATTTCTCGAAGATGGCAATCTCTTCTCTTGACACACCGATCGATCAACATTTGCCAAATGAAGTGAGTGGAAACTATAATGTGTTCAAACTATCTAATATGGTAGCACGTGAAATTATGGAAGATCCTGAGAGATATAAGCTAAAGGAAGTAGACCATGCTATTATGTTTACTGCATTGAGAGACAAGGTGTTGAATCCTTCCATAAATATCAATATGAAAGCTGATATCAATAGATATTCTACATCGTTCTTCACACTTGCTGAGATGTTGATGAGGGCAAGGTCTGAAGCATTTGACTCATATAGGACCATTATGAACTTAGTCTCTCCAAAAGGGAATAAGATGCAATTTGTATTTGAGGACAATGATCTCCTGAGTAAAAAGTCTCAACGGGCTAAGAAGAAAATACTTGACAAGGTTAAAATTCCAAAGTCAACAGTTGGTCCATTTAAAGTGCTGCACCTAGGTACCATTTATATTGTGTCCTATATGAAAGTTAAATTCATCATGACTGCCTTACATTTTGATAGGGTCATTTCCATGCTGAGGTCCTTTGGAAGCATTTCGATAGCATTATCCAGGAACCATTTCAACTTTCCAAACAATATAGTATTTACTCGGATACTGGATGTTATCGATGTAATGTATGAGCATAACCCCGAAGCAGTTGGCAGATATATAAAGGGAGCGAGATCATTATACATTGCTAAGCTCGCAGATGACAATCTATTAGGTGAATCTAATTATGATCTAATACTGAGTGACTTTGATGAAGAAAGGAAGAGATATTCATCGTTATACTTTAATACAGTAGCGATGTTGACTGACTCAGTTTCATCTTCACAATTCTTATTAGAAATGTATAAGTTTGTTCCTCATCCTGATGCAAATATGGAAATGTTGTTTAGATCATTAGATGGACTCAAGGATCCAAATAGGCCTGATCCTACACTTATATCAAGGTTTGAAGGTGTGCTAAGGAGATCACTCTATAAGTCGCTTGTGAAGTCAGGCATGGATGTTAGGGCATCTAATAGTGGGGAAGATGCAGATGAGCTTATGAGGTCATTGAACTCTACCTCAGTTGATGTTAACAAAGTCGTTAAGTTTTCGGCATTGAGATGGGCTAGAGTTAGATTTGAAGAAGTGAGGACCTTGACTAGGGCAGAAGATATTATACTTAAGCCCCATAATAAATCCTCTGTGGCTGATATCAAGGAGACTGATCCTTTCCCGAAAAGTGAAACTGATGATCCATCAATGCTCAAGAACACAATTAAGACAGTGAATGATATTGCATCATATATCACCAAAACATCTAAATTTGGGAAGGAACAATCAGTCAAGAGATTCATTGAAATAGTTAAAGAACATGAGGCCTTTGAAAGTGAGAACAAACATGAAGAGATCGAGGACATACCCTCTGCAAAGTTGGCTGAGTTTGTATTGAATAACAAGAAAGCAAGAACTGTAACTGCAACTGAACCAAAGTATGGTGAATATCATAAGGAATTTACTAGGATGTTCTATATGGCAGAGCAACAGATTAAAGAGCTAACACAGTCAGTAGAGAGGCTTGCAAGACAAATTTCGAGAAAGCAAACAGGTGTATCAATAGTTAAATCTTATGCTGCAAGAAGATCAGATGTTGAATCTTTTGCCAGGGCGATGTACATGCCAACGGAGGGTATAAAGCCAGTTTTTATATCTTTTGATATGAGTGAGTTCTCAAAGAAGTTTCCAATGTGGTTGTTGAGGATATACGGAAAGATTCTATCTGAAATAACTGGTGAAGATTGGTTGAGGAGATTAGATTTATTCTTTAGGTCATCCGTTGTAGTGCATAATACTAGGGGATATGTTAACTTTATAACAGGCATTAAAGGTGGTTTCGAAGGCTTCTTGAACTTCATCTGGTCATCTATACATGCTGCTGTTATGGAGGTTGCTTTAGAAGTCAGCGGAGTAAGTGGTGAGCTTTTGGCATTTTCTGATGATGGTCTACTTTTATTCTATGTTAAGGATACCGACACTGAGAAAGAGATCCTCGCAAAAATTAAAGCTATACAGACAGTCTACAGTTCACTCGGACTAGAGTTTAAATTACAAAAGACACTTGTTAGCTCAAAAGTGTGGGAGTATCTTGGTGATATCTGCTATGATGGTAGGATTATAATTGGGTATACAAAAGAACTTTCAGTCTTATTGAAAGATGAGGACCCTGATCTAATTGACTGCTCTGTGTCTCGCATATTGAGGCTACAAGCAAAGATCTCAGCCTTAATTAAGAGAGGATTTGATCCAGTGATGTCACATTATATTCTAACATTACATTCAATATTTCATATAAGGAGGACAATGCCTACGTTGCCTATGAATAGGGTTATGGAGCTATTGATAATACCTATAGAATATGGTGGATTTAGGTTCAAATCTGTCAATGAGTTGATGACTGAAAGCTCAATTGAAGAGTACTCAGAAATGATAGCTGACTTTGATGCATTCCACGGTCATATGAATGTTGTTGGTATAATGACAACTCTTCTAGCACATAGAATACCAGGTATTAAAGGTTTCAAAAAGACATTAACTTCTGGTAGGCTTGCAACATCTATACCAACCAATATGCCCACTTTTATAAACACATATGTTTCAAACAAATTAATGGATGAGGTTGGAATTAGTATACCAGATAGTCCTATCAATGACCATGTCCGGGACGTACTTGCCTCAATGTTGTCTGATACCAAAGGACTCCCTCCTAGGCTTATCCAAAAGATTATAATGTCTACACCTACATGGTCTTCATATTCATCTACGTTAGCATTTGCGAGATCTAAATCATTAATGAGGCTTTTGGATAGGAAGAGCATAGAGAAAGTGCAGATGAAAGTAGATAATCGTATCAAAAGTAACATAAGGTTCTGGAGGACAGAGTTAGATAGAGATATTATATCTTCATTCAACATAAATCACTTTATGATGGCTAGTATGTCGCCAATAGAAGGGATATATAATTTACCCAAAGTTTCACCTAGGATGTTCATAAGAGTTAATCCAGAACCTAAAGACCCAGACTTTTGTTATATAGCATCTGTTGATA